ATGATGCATTTTTAAGTAAGCCAAACAAAATAGACTATGGATCTACAGGTAAAACAAGAAGAGGTAGCGTAATGTTATTTTCTGTTGCTGTTAATAAAATAAAAACTCAGATGCATAGAAGATTAAAAGAAGCAGAGCCAGGTAAAGGTGCTTTGCATTTTTATCCGACCATAACCTCTGATTATTTTGAAGAACTAACAGCAGAAAGAGAAATAAGAAAACAACGTAATGGATATCAGTTTGACAGGGTATGGGTAAAGAAAAGTGGTGTTAGAAACGAGGCGTTAGATGAGATGGTTTATGCGTATGCAGCATTACATCGTTTGTATCAATTGTATGACCGCAGAACATTATGGAATCAGTTAGAAAAGCGATATCAAAATCAAAATAGTGATTCTAAGGCAAATAGAGGTAGAATAAGACCAAAGAATGTACAATCTGATTATGTTACTAACTGGTAGAGGTCATTATGTGGGTATCTGATCTTCCATCTGTAATAAGTGCAGGTGAAACTGTTAAGTGGAGAGATGAGGCAACAACTGTGCCTTTTAATCAAAATGCTACAAGTACTGATTGGACACTTACATATTATTTAAGAACTAATTCATTTGGTCAAGGACATACAAGTGTTGGTAGTTCATATAACACAGGATGGGAGTTTACTATTACTGCAACAGATAGTGCTGAATTTAATTCAGGTGATTGGTATTGGTGTGCAATTGTTTCTAAGTCAGGAGAAAAATTTAAGTTAGGACAAGGTAGTCTTACAGTAAAACAGCAGCTTGAATATACTGGTACACCAAATGGTATTGATTACAGAACTACCGCTGAAACAGATTTAGCAAATATTTCTGCTGCTATACGAGCTATTGTTTCTGACAAGGCAAAAGAATACACTATAGGAGACAGAACTTTCAAGCGTCTTGATTTACCTGTGTTAATAGCTAGAGAAAGTCAGTTAAAAAGTATTGTTAAAAGTGAGCAGCGTGCTTCACTAATAGCACAGGGGTTAGGTGATCCCAAAAATCTTTATGTCCGTTTTTAGGAGGAGAAATGGGTTTAGTTAACGCATGGAAAGGCTTTTTTACGTCAAATCAAGACATATTTGAGCAAAAAACTGTAAAAAAACGCAGAAGGTCATATACAGGGGCAAGAATTGATCGTAATACTGCTTCATGGGTAACAAACCAAACATCTGCTGATCAAGAATGGAAACAAGGTATAACTAGACTGCGATCAAGAGTTCATGATCTTGTTCGTAATAATAATTATGCATCACAAGCAATTAGATATTCAACAAATCAAATAGTTGGTACTGGTGTACGATTACAAGCACAAATAAGAAAACAAAGAAATAATGAATTATATACAAAATTAAATGAACAAATAGAAGGCCAATGGTCAATGTGGGGTAGAAAAGATAGTTGTGATGTAAGAGGTGTTTTATGTTTTTCTGAGTTAGAAAGATTAGCTGTAAGGTCAATGATAGAAAGTGGTGAAAGTTTTATAATTATGCATCGAAGACAGTTTGGTAGAAGTAAAGTTCCATTTGCATTAGAGGTAATAGAAGCTGATCAATTAGACGAGGATTATAAAGGTAAATTATCTAATCCAAAAAATGTATGGCGTTTAGGAATAGAAATGGACAGATTTCAACGTGCTGTTAACTATGCTTTTCTTACAAAACACCCAGGTGATAGTAATTTTTCTGCACCTATTGGTCAAAAACAACATATTATTGTTCCAGCAATGGATGTAATACATTTATTCATGCCACAAAGACCAGGTCAACATCGTGGTATACCTTTTTTAGCATCTGCTATAAGTCATTTACATCAATTAGATGGATATATAGAAGCGAGCCTAATTAGGTGTCGTGCAAGTAGTGCTTTAATGGGTTTTATTAGTACACCAGAAGGTGAGTTAGATGCAGGTGGTGAAGTGTATGACTATGACAGAGTAACTAGCTTTGAACCTGGTCAATTTAAGTATTTAGAGCCAGGTGCAAATGTAACTATTCCAGACATGGATAGCCCTAATGGAGAGTTTGATCCTTTTGTTCGTACAATGCTACGCAGTATGGCTAGTGGCCTAGGTTGTAGTTTTGAGGCGATTAGTTCTGACTACAGCCAAAGCAACTACAGTTCTAGTCGTTTAGCAATGATTCAAGATAGAGATCATTGGCGATCAATACAGCAGATGCTAAAAGAAAACTTTTATCAGCCAATATATGAGGCATGGTTAGAAATGGCTGTTATGAATAATGCATTACAGCTTCCAACATATGAAACAGAACCAGAAAGATACCAAAAGGTTAGATGGGTATGTAGAGGATATAGCTATGTTGATCCAGAAAAAGAAGTAAAAGCACAACGTGATGCTATTAGGTCAGGTTTAAAAACAATGTCTGAATGCATAGCTGAAAATGGTGGCGATGTAGAAGAACTTCTTGTACAAAGACAATCTGAATTAGCAAAATTAGATGAAATGAATATAGTGACTGATTCTGATCCAAGTGCTACAACACAATCAGGTGGTTCACAATTTAAACCTGTTGGTAGTATTGATCCATTTGGTGATACTTTAGAACCAACAGGCGAGGATGCCGAAAACGTATCGGAGGAAGCAAGTGGCAACTATTAATGGTACGGAGATAGATTTAACGCCAACTGCTGGCATGAAAAAAGAGGCACAGAGATATAGAGATTGGAAATCAGAAGGTAGAGCAGGTGGCACAGATGTTGCAAGAAGAAGAGCAACACAAATCCTAAGTGGTAGTGAATTAAGTCCACAGGTTGTAGTTGAAATGTCTGCATGGTTTGCAAGACATGAAGTAGATAAACAGGCAGAAGGATTTAGTCCTGGTGAGGATGGCTATCCGTCAAAAGGTCGTGTAGCATGGGCGGCATGGGGCGGTGATGCTGGAAAAAGTTTTTCAGATCCTAAATCCGCTAGAATAAAGGAGTTACGTTCTATGCCTGTGACTAAAACTAAAAAACGAGCAGCACCAGATGCTCTAGAAACTGGAGATTTTGTTAGTTGGAACTCTTCTGGAGGTAGAGCTAGAGGAGTAATTACAAGAATAGAAAGAGATGGAACTATTGATGTTCCAGATTCTTCTTTTACTATTACTGGAACAGAAGATGACCCTGCTGCTCTAATACAATTGTATCGTGATGGCGATGCTACAGATACCTATGTAGGTCACAAGTTCAGCACATTAACTAAGATAGATCCTATCAGAAGTGTTACGGAATGTTACAAACGTAGTGGCGAAACAACATTTGCAGAGAAAGACGAAAGAGTTTATGAATTTGCCTTTTCTAGTGAGTTTCCAGTAGCTCGTAACTTCGGTATGGAGGTGCTTAGTCACGATGATGGTGCTATGAATCTAGACAGGCTAAACAACTCTGCACCACTGTTGTTTAACCATGATCCTAATAAAGTGATTGGTGTTGTAGAACGTGCTTATGTTGATAAGAAAAAAAAGAAAGGTTATTCAAGAGTTAGATTTAGTAAAAATAGTTTTGCAGAAGAAGTTAGGCAAGACGTAAAAGATGGAATTTTACGCAATGTCAGCACAGGTTATGTAATTAACGACATGGAAGAGCGAGATGATAGCTTTTTGGCAACAAATTGGCAACCTTACGAGGTTTCTATTGTTGCTACACCTGCTGATACTTCAGTAGGTATAGGTAGGTCACTAGTTGATAGTGATACTATGCCTATTGACGAAAATCATCCTATTATGGATGATAAGCGTGCAAACGTAGATACGGCTTCTGTCGTAGAATCCCATACCCCCGAAAAGGAAATGCCCGAAGAACAAAACCTAGAGGTTGTGCGTTCAGAAGCCACTAAAAAGGCTCAATCTGACGAGCGTACAAGAATCAGAGAAATTACTGCTCTTTGCAACAGACATTCATTAACAGAAATGGGTGATCAGATGATTGCAAACGGCACACCACTTAATGAAGCAAGAGCTAATGTTCTTGAAAAGTTAGGTGCAAAACCAATCGAGACAGTTACTCCTGTTGAACTAAATCATAAAGAAAACAGAGAGTACAAGATCTCTGCTGGTATCCAAGCTTTATGTGATGGCAACTGGGATAGACCAGGTGCTGGTTTTGCTAGAGAAGTATCTCAGGATATTGCTAAGAACAGTGTTACTGGTGGAAGCAGCAGATCATTGTTTATTCCTTACTCTGCACTAAACAGAGCTACATATGTAACTTCTAG